AATCCCCACCCGTCCCAATAGTGTATTCGCCATCGTTTCCAGTTAAAGTGAAGGATTCCCAAGTACGGGCATATATATTCAGGTCGTCATTAGACCATGACGCTAACATACCGTTTAAAGCATCCAAAGCATCATTCGCCTCGTCAGCCGTTGGGTCTTCCTGTTTTACCAAGACCCCAATCTTCTGCAAGGACTTTTTGATAATAGTCCGAGCAGTTGTCATTATTCGCTATCCTGTCTGCAAGCATAAATAGTTCCCGTACCAGTTGAAAGAATAACGGCTAAGTGGGTATCTTTAGGGCCTATTCTGAATACTTTTGTACTCGAAGGACCAACAAAGTTATCCGTTGTAACAGCAGTCGGGGCAGATGTCCCGGTGCGGACAAAGGCAATTGCCGTTGTGGGGTTACAAATAGCGAGATCTGTAGGAAGCGCTGCGTTTGCGCTAGTAGTAGAGGCTGAGATTGAGACAGATGTTCTATTTAACGAGGCAACCATTTATATTCTCCAAAGAAAAGGAGGGGGATTGCTCCCCCACCTAGGTTAGTCTTGAACCGAGTTAGCTTGTGTGCCGTTTTCTGGACGAATAACCAAAATGGTATAAGAACCAGAAGCAGGAGTAACAGAGCCAGCCGTTGGATTGACGAAAGTAATAGCAAGAGTGTTAGCAGCACTTACACGAGCGTTAGCAACAGCAACACCAGCTACAAGTGAAGGCGAGTTCACAAATACCAAGTCACCAACTGCGAGAGTTGGGACGGTAAATGTCTGCTCGGCGGTAGTGATTGTGGCAACCGAAGCTGGTGTGAGAGTTGCTTTAATAGCATATACACCCTTTGAGTTACCTTGGATTAAACCTACTGACATTTTATTCTCCTAAGTTAAAGGAGGGGGCCAGTTTCCCAGCCCCCTGCTAGATTATTGAGCGCGAGCCATCCACTCAGGACGAACCGATACACCGCCAGCCAACACGTCGAAGCGCATGATTTCTTCGCGTGTACGGATGTCAAAGCCACGGACAACCGCAACCGAGATACCATCTTTGGTATCGCGAGCAGCAAATTCCATGCCTGTTGGCAAGTGCAGAGGCACTGTGCAGAGACGGAAAGCCTCTTTGTGCAGGGCCAAGTTTTGCTTGTACTGTGCATCAGCCGTACCGAAGAAGGTGATAGCAGCTTCATCAGCAGGCAAAGCAGTTACGTTTTGCAAAGCACCAGAAGCCGAGCTATAGATTGTCGGGGAGATTGACAACGTAGCTTGACCCGAACCGTTAGCTGTAGCGTCAGCCGTTACAACAAACTGTTGAGCATAGCCCAAGTCCTGCTTAGTCAAAGGATGTACAGCATTTACACCAGAGATGGTGAATACTGAACCAGCTTTAACCGTACCAGTTGTGTTTGTCAGACCGTCAACGCCCAAGGTTGTTGCGCCAGTTGCAGGAGTAACAACGGAAGCCTCAACAGCAACACCAGTTACGTCATTACCGTTAGTAATGGTTGGCAAAAGGTTGCTTTGAACGTAAGTCATACCCTGACCTTGACCGACATAACCCATTTTGTAGATTTTGGCGATTTCAGCGTCATTCTGGAACAGACCTTTACGAGCATCCGAAGTTGCCGTGTTAGCGTCTGGGTTCAGGAAGCAATAACGGTCGTTATCTTCAGGAGCCAAGTTCTCTGTCAGCTTTTGGTTAGCTTGCAGATAGGTCAAGACAGCAGCAGGAGTCGTACCAGCAGTACCTACATAGTTGTAAGTAGCTTTTACGGCTTTATCCAGCGCCCATTTGTCCATTTCAGCAGACATTGCGTTCATAGCTGGTTTCAAGAAGTCGTTATTCCATTTCTTGATACCTTTATCATACGCGATTTCCAAAGACGACATTTTAACGCCGATGGAGCATACTTTATCCAAAGTCAAAGCGACTTTTTCTTCTACGTTGTCTTGGATTGCCGAAGTCAAATCTAAGCTTGAACCTACAGTGTAACGTGAAGGTTTTTTGACGTAGATAGTTTGGCCAGGTTGTGCGTTTTCAAAGTCCTTGCCAAATACGCTGGCATCTTCTTTAGAAACGGTTTTGCAGAACATGGCATTGTCAGCAAGCTGACCAGCCGATAGTTTAGCGACAATACCTGGGGCATTGGCGTTAGTGATTGTTACGTTAGCCATTTTAGTTTCCTTTTGTTAGCCAGAAGCTAAGATTTCCTCATAAGTCATCTGGTCGATTGATTTAGAACCTGTCCCAGTTCCCGTATTCGCTTGAATGGGTCGTGGGGCAGAACTGATTTTTTTGGTTTGAGGTAATCCAGTTGCAAGTGCCTTTCCAATTTCGAGTGCTGCTCTAGGAAGCGGCATATCGACTAGGCTTTCTAATTTCCCCTGTTTAGCCAGAGTATAAAACGCCAGTGGCGGATTCTCGACTTCTAGGAATAGTTGGACTAGCTCTTTGGGGGCTGAATCAATCAAGTCCTGATATTCTGCCTCGACCTCATTATAGTCAGGGTAGGTTTTCAGCAACTCTTGCTCTTGAACTTCCATGTTTTTTACAACAGCGACAGTGCGCTGGTATTCTGCAATCTGCTCTTGAGTTGGTTGATTTTGCTGTGGAGTCTCTTTCAACGCTTCGTATTTACCAACAGCCTTCAAATATGAGGCCATGTTGTCAAATTCCGCTTGCTTTGGCCCTTCTGGATTATGATATTCCCACTCATCCCATTCGTCCGCGAATTGGGGCTGTGGGCGCTCATATTTTGCCAGTTTTTCCAAAATCTCTTGATTTTGTTTTCTTGTGGCTTCTAGCTCTGCGCTGATTTTTCCAATCTTTTTGTCGCGTCTGGAAATCGCGTTAAGTGCCTTCTTAGGGAACTCTACAGTATCTTTTGCCTCGGCCTCTTGCGTTTCCGCTTTATCTGGCTCTGTGGTTTCAGTCTGTGGTTCTTCCGTAGTGGCTTCAGGTTGGACTTCTGTTTCTTGTGGTGTGTCTGCGGTTTCAGTTGCCTGTTCAGCCGCGACTTGTGCAAGAATAGAATCTACTACTTCATTTGGCATTATAGCATCTCCTTAAGATGTTTACAAGTGGTAAAAAGACCCCGCGCCATTATTAGCAGGGGGGTGGATTACATGACTTTCAAACCTCCTAAGTTCAGGAATGGGTAGGCCATGCTTAAAACCAACAAGGCAAGCTGGTTTTGAAGGTCTAATAATCGTTTCTGGTTTAATAAAATCTGTTCTCGGAAAAACGCCATTTCAGCTTCAAGTCTTGAAAGTTCTTTCATAGAACGCGCATCAGCTAATTTGATTAGCTCTAATTGCTTTAGACGGGCTTCCTGCTCTCTTTGCTTAAGGTCGATTACAACCGTCTCAACAGCTATAATCTCATTCCCTAGATACTTCTCTAAATCATTGTATTTATGCTTATTATACTTACCGACATGGTAATCTTTCTTGTTACCAAGGACGATAGACTTGGCACTTCCTTTAATCTGAAAAGCGTTTCTTTGAAAAGCATTAGACTGAAAGGCTGAATAATAAACCATTATTCACCCAAAAGAGCAATTTCCGCTTCATTAGCCGCTTTACGCGCTTGCAGACGGGCGATATTTGCCTGTGCTGTAAGAATCTGCTGGTCGATATTCATATTCTCTTGGAGTTTACGTTGACGGTATTGTGCAACGTCCACTTGTGTTTCTGTAATTACTTTACCGTTTTCTATACGCATTTTTAGTCTCCTTTAGGTTAATAGAACGCTTGCCATGCCGCACCGTCATAGCCCTCGAATTTGCTTGTGGTTGTGTTGTAACGAATCATGCCTTGTACGCCCGTCGGTCTTTGTGCTGTTGTGCCGACGGGTACGATAACTGCACCTGTGCCATAGACTTTGACATGGCCCTCAACGCCGCCATTATTGTCCTGACCGCCCTTGAGTTCTAAATCGGCCCCAACCGTACCATTAGACGATACCGTTGGAGTGATTGTTACAGTCTGACCCGCTGGGGCGGTGCTTGGCTTTCCACCCCAACCAAGACGATAGGTATATGTAGGGCTGACCTCTGAACCGACACAAAATTCGTTAGTTGCCGTAGTACTTGAGGCTTCGCAGTTCTGTCCAATAAAAACACAGTCTGCGACGTCTGTTGAGTAGTACGCACCAGCACCCGCACCGATAGCGATAGTCCGACTTACAGTATTACAAGCTGTAAGGGCCTCAATACCAAGAGCGATAACGTAGTCACCAGTGCCTGAGTACCCAGCGTT